GCACTGTTGAACTATTAAATCTTAATCCATTCTGATTTAATATAAATCCTTGACCAGTTAACGTTGGGGGAGTTCCTGCTGTTACTGTGCCAGAATAAATTGATCCTGTAGAACCTATTGAAACATTTCCAGTAAATGATCCAGAGCTTGCTGTAATTTTTCCAGTGATATCTGCTGATCCAGTTATAGTAACTTTACCAGACTTATCTACTGTAAATACATTGTTTATGTTTAATGATACATTGTTAGTTCCATCACCAACTATTGAAATTTTTGTTGCTTGTACTGAACCATCTTTTTTAACCCAAAAGCTTGGTTGAGAATCTGATATAGGACCGCTTGATCCTGTTGCACTTGATCCTGCCCAAAAAGCATATGTGCCTGTTCCTGAAAGCCCAGTATATGTTGAACCAGATAAAGCATTAAGAGTGTTTTCAATTTTAAATGGTGTTATTACCCAGTCTGCTATTTGTGCGTTTTGTGTAATAAATGTAAGCGGTGAATTTGCAGCACCAATAATTTGTGTTGATGGTGTACCTGAAGTAGTTGGACCATCGTTTGGCCCCCAAACAAATATACCTGCTTCTGCATTATTTGTTCCAATTAAAACATTTGGAACAGATGTTTTTGAACTTCCAAGATATATTGAACCTGTTGAACTTATTTGAATTGCTGTATCAAACAAAGATGTTGTTGGGTTAATTGGTGTTACATATTCTGGATTTGCTTTTCCAAATAATGAATTGTTTCCAAATATATCGTAATAAACTACAACTACCCATCTTTTAATATAATTTCCAATATAGACGCTTAATGGGCTTGTTCCCGCTGCTACAAGGGCTGGCATATGATAAGAGCCAGAAGCTTGTTGAGTTAAATTATTACTTAGGTGAACAGTATAGTTAGAACTTGGACCAATCGTTACTGAAGTTACATATGTATTTGCAGGAATTCCAGTTCCAGTTACGGCCATTCCATAACAATATTCTGGATTAACCACACCCATTTGCATTTGATCTTGCCAATTATTTAAAACAATTGTATTACTTCCTGAAGTTCCTCCAGATACATAAGTTGCATCCATGTAATCCATAAGAGTACCCATATCTGCCAACATAGTTGCTGGGTCTACAAAATATTCATAAACTTCAACGTGATCTACATTTGCAGTTTCATTTGAAACAGAAACAACATAACCATCAACAATTGCAGTCAATGTTGGATTTGGTGTTATTGAAGATAAAGAATTTCCAATTGCTGCAACATTAAAGGAAATACCAGCAGTTCTATTATCTGCTGCGTCAACAGACTTAATTAATCCAGTAAATTGAGTATAATATGTTCCAAATTGTAAGTAAAGATCTGACTTGTTTATAGTTAATGTTTGTGTTCCAGTTGGCGATGAGGGATACAGGTAGAAAGATCCAAGTGCTGAACTGTTTGCTGTTGGAACTAAATTAACTATAAATCTAACACCTGGATCTGTACTTGGCATAGTATAAGTAATATCTATACCATTTTGATTATTCCATACTGCTGAAACTGCAGAAACATCATTTGGTGGAAGTAAATCTACATTTACAACACTTGTTGGATTTGCTTTCTTTGCATCTGCAAAATCAGTATATATACCACCAGCAGAAGAAAACCTTGCAATTACCCATCTTTGATTTAAGTTTGGAGATATTACTGTAGCTGGATTAATTGATGAAAAATAAACTCTTGAATAATTTGTTGGAGTATAACCATCAGCAGCATAAATTATATCTGGTGCAGTTGATGAAGTTGATTCAATTTCCCATATATCAATTGCATCAAAAGCATCTTTTTTAAGTTCTGCTGTATTTGTAATTGTAACTACATATCCATTGTTTGCATTTGCTAGCGTAAACTCAGGTTTATTTAAGTCTAAAACGTAAGTTGGAATATTTAATGCACATACTGTATTACTAATATTATTTAATGGGTCTGCAGCTTTGACACAAATCCCCGTAATTTTTGGAGTAAAAATATTGAACATTTTAATGTTCATTGTTTTTGTTAAGGTTAATGTTTGATGTTTTTGTGTTCTATCTACTGCAAATCCGCCCAATTCTTGGGTTTCTCCATTTGCAGTTAAACTTATTATAAATTGACTTACAACTATGTTAACTGGATCTGTTATATCAAAATCAAATTCTATCTTTAAATCATTTCCAACCCATGTTGCAGTTACATTTGTTGGGTCTGTTGGAATAAGAACATATGGTCCAGATCCTCCAGGATATACACCTAAATGACTTCCGTATGCTATTACAGTAGAGCCTATATATGGAACAGAGCCAGACACAACGTTAGAGCCAGTTGTATTGCTCATGGTAAGATTTTGATATAATGTTTGATTTGATAATGTAGTATTAAGTCCTACTACATCAATTTCTGCACCCTGACGACCTTTTGTAGGACCTTTTTTATCCCACCTTAAACGTCTATCATTTGCATCAATAGGGACAGTTTGATTTTTGCCAACGGTTTTACCGCTTCTATATTCTGACTTCATCACGCCCCCTTTACTTTATTAAACTTAGCCTTGTCCCTTTGGACCTATTGCAATCCAATTGATATTAACAGTCTCTGCTATTGCTAAACTTTTATTATCATTTGTTGTAGGATTTGCTCTATGTAGTCTAAAACTGAATTGGTTTTGTCTAATATTGTAAACGGAAATTACTATGTCATCATTAACATTAGAATAGTCTGCACCCGATGTGTTCCCTGCGTATACTGTAGCTGTAACTATTGGAATTGCTGCAAATGATCCTGCTCCTGAAGTTGAATCAGCAAAATTTACAACACCCCAATATACAGATGAATCCGAATTATGATCTATATCATCTTGTGTTATTTGAGCTCTTCCAAATATGATTGATTGTGAGCCTGGGTCATATTGATGAGAATATGTAAGAGCTGTCCAGTCTGGTGTTCCACCTGCGCCAAAATTACTGGTTATTGCTACAAGCGTATCACTGTGCTGATTTATAACAGTAATTACGTTGTGCCAAGCTGCCAGGTCAATGATTGATGGATCTGAGATTTTTACATAGCTCATGATTGCTCCTTGTTATTGTTTGTATGAATATTATACCATTTTTTGATCATTTTAATAAGATATGCCTTTATCCAACATATTGGCAACTATGGTTGTCTTTAAACCTTGATTAAATGAATGAGAAACTGAATGAACTAAGTATTTCTGCTGTTTTAACCCTGCTAGGCTGTATGTCAAATTAATTATATCTCCTACTTGTATAAGTGGATTTCCAAATACCTGCATTGTTGTATCTCTTGAAAACCCGTCAATTCCATAATTAATGATGTTAAGTAATTTATTAGCAGATTCTTTAGACTGAATCCATTGTGAATCTAACTGTGCCACCTCGGAAATATTTGCTGGATCAATTATTTTTTCAATAATTTCTGGATCAGAAGGAGCAATAATTTCATGTGTCCAAAGGTTTAAATTAATTGTAAAATTATTTAGTTGATCAGCTTGTTTTGACAAATATACCATATGAGGGCTATTATTAGCAATAGCCATTTTTGCTCTAAAGCCAGTGTTCAATGGGGTTGAATAAGATAATGAATATTCATCAACCTCTTGTTTTTGATAATTCTGTTGATCAGTAGAATCACTTCCTGGATAATAATACCAACTATATTCTACTGGCAAGAAATCTACTGACACCGCTGCTGGCGTTGTATATTGAACATCGTATACATTTATACCGATAACCTCTGGTGTGGTTTGCATATGATATGTTTTTGAACGAGCAAATATATTTTGATTTTGAATCATACCATTTAAAAATTCTCTATCTTGATAATAGTAATTAACACTTCTTTCTTTTAATGGTTTTTGTGTTGCATATATTTCTCTACAATTTGCAATTCTTGCAGTAATGCTTGTAGTACCGCTTGATGTATCAATCATATTAGAAAGTCCCGTTGGGTTGGTGTATCTATAAACTATATATTTAGATATTTCTACTGGCTTACTTGAAGCATAAAATCCAAAATTAGAATTAGGTGTTACTGAAGTTGGAAGCACAACTTTTTTTCTTAATTTTGTTACTGCATTAATTCCTTTTGCCATCCACCCAGTAGATAAATCCTTATTAAATACATTTGTGCCACCGCCATTTCCTGAACCCGTTGAAGTATACCCAGTTGGAGGGTTTCCAATTAATGCTACAATTGAAGAACCAGACAAACCTAAAGTATCTGTAATGCCAGATTTATATGCATGTCCTGGAGTTGCAACACTTGGAATAGTGCCATAATAACCATTTACATTATCACTAAACTTATTCCAATCTGCATATATATCATAAGTAACGCTTCCTACAGAACTGTAACCTGTTGGTGGTAAACCAATAATATCTACTATTTGAGAACTAGATAGTCCAGATGCTGTTGTTGTACCTGCTTTATACGAATGTCCTTTTTGTGCTTGTGCTGGTATTGTTCCATATAAACCTCTTACATCATCACTAAATAAATTCCAGTCTGCATATATACTATAAGTTGTTATAGATGGTTGTTGAGTTGAGCCCGTACTTTGTCCCCTTGGAGAATAATTAACTGTTGATTGTGAAATTAAAGTTCCAGAGCCATTTGTACCAGAGTATGCTTTTACTGTTACTGGATAAGTTATTTTTGTTGACAAACCATTAAAAGTATCTCCTGGAGTATCTAACACATCGAGTACACCATTACATAAAGCTGTATAAGAAAGTGCTCCAGTTACGTCTGGCCATGATGCATCTATAATTCCTGGCGCATAAGAATTTAAAGTTAGTTGAACAGTTGTGCTTGGAGTTCCTCCGCCTGATCCGTCACCCCCATTATTTCCTCCACCACTATTAGTCGTATTAGTTTGAGGAACATTTGGAACTTGCCAACCATTTATTTCAATATTATTTAAAAATACAGAAATAAATTCTCCAGTATCTTCACCATCTCCAGATTCCGATGGGTAATGAACAACTTTTAGTTGAAAAGCTTCATCTGTAGTTGTAGAATATGTATATGAACCATCTCCATTAAGAGTTTTTACAATAACTTTTTCAAAATTGTCTACTATAATATTTGCTATTCCTGTTACATCTGCCCATGCAATTATATTGTCAAGACCATTATCTTGTTGATATATTGCAACAATATATGTAAATTTTTGTAATTCCGCTCCTGGTAAATCTGCATAAAACTTTTTAGTTTTAGGGTCTAACTGATTAAATCTTATAAGCTCTACAAAATAAGAATTATCTGAAATTGTATTATCCACCATATTAAAAAATAATCCAGCTGCTGAAACTTCTTGTTGTGGAAAATCAAATTTAACAGAATAAGTGCTATATAAATTATCTTTTTGTGATGCAGGCATGATTAATACTTTTTGATTTGCTGGGACATTTAAAGATATTTTTTTAATACTTGGGTTATGAGGATAATCATTTATACTATTTACAATTGAAGAATTGGATGTATTTAATTGAATTGAATGTTCTGAAGACATTGTTCCTTCAATTAAATCTTTATCAGATAAACTTGTTATAACTGTATGAGCTGAAGGCTTTGTACCATACAAACCTCTTTTAACACTAGTAATATATCCAGTAGGTGTTATCTCAACATCATATTGAGCTTTTGATGTTCCATCTGTAACTACCAGCCCTGATTGATATTTTTTTGTAAATCTATTTACTTCTGATGCAAGTTCTAAATCGCTCTTTACAGATACTATTGTTGAATATGTGTTATCTATTGAATGTATATTATATTCTTTATAATCAAACGAAACAATTTCATCTTCTATTGCTGCATATCCATTATTATTTAAAGAAAATGTGTGAAATATGTCTAGCAGGTCATTGACATTTAATTTAAATTGAGGATCATTTTCTCCCATTGATTCGTTAAGATAATTAAAGCCTACTGAATCAAGACTTTGTTGTTGCCAAACAACGTCATTAGATGTAGTAAAAATAAATGATGGAGATTCTTTTACTCCAAAATTTGTAATATTTTGTAAAGAAAGAGATTGTTGAATTTTAGGAGTTTGATATCTTAAAGATATTTTTCCTGGCTTTGCTTTATTTACTATAGAATATCCCCCAGCAATTATGTTATTGTCATCTATTGAAAATGATGTGGTGGTTGATCCCAATATATCTGCCAAGCTTTTAAATCTCATAATGCCATACTCATCTATATAAGCACCTATTTGGTATGCTAGGAACAATTCAGATAAAGCGTCTACTATAGTGGTGTCTTTAGAATTAGAGTAAAAATATGCAAGATCTGTTACTGTATTTCTATCATTACATACTTGATATAGAGAATCATAATCATAGTCTGTAAATCCCGCCAAGTCTAGTACGTTGGTTAAGACGTCAAATATTGTTTTAAGATTAGATACATAATCTGGAACTGGGGTTGTTTGAAGATATCTAGTTATATCGTAACATTGAATTTTAACACTCTTGATATCTGTTTCATCCCAAACATCGGAATAAAATACTCCTGTTGGAATATGAACATTTACTGGAGTTAATTGCCCAGTTTGTTTGCTGAAATATGATATAACATTAAAGCTTACATGAAACTTAATATTTTTTCTTAACATATTAGACAATACGTTTGTTGACAAATTGCTTTGACTTGAAAAAAGTGGTATGAAAGATGTAAGTGTTACAACTGGTATTGCTGATAAATTAATTACAGCATCATCTGCGTTTAAAGATGAAATTGGAACATAGTTGTTTTTGCTATCTAAAGACTTGTTTACATCTACTGATATTACATAGTTTGTAAGATCAATTTCTAACCTAGGTGATACCTCTATAATCTGCATTCTTTGAAAATCATCGTAAGCATCTGTTCCAGATACATTATATTGTGAAAATTGAGTATTTACTGTTACGCTTATTTGCTCTACTCTTATTTCATTTATATTTGTATATAATGAAAGTGAGCCATCTAAATTAAACTTAGGTGTTGATGTTACTGGACTTGCAGTTGGGTCCCCCCATTTTTTTGTAGTCCACTTTGTTCCATCCCAATAAAGCACCAGTAAACCGTTTAAATTTGGTGAAAATTGAGTATTGCCATCAACTGTTATTGGACTACTTGATCCATTAATAAAAATACTTATTGTTGGTATTGTCATTAATGTGTTAAATTTTAAAATTAATTTATTTGTTGATATGTTGCTTGCATATTTTGCAAAAATATTAGATACCTGACCATTATCAATATCTGAAACGTGATACTTATATGCAGACATATCGCTTGGTAATGCATTTTTAAATACTGGGACGGGAACACTTAAAAGTGAAAATTTAGGATTTTGTACTATTGGGCTTATTGGAGAATAAGTTGGGTAAGAATAATTACTTAAAATTGGTGAATTGATTCTTCTATAATTATCTGGAAATACATATTTTATATCACCAGATCCAACATATGAATCACCTGGTCTAAAACTTGTAAATACACTATCTGTTGGCCATATAGAATTATACTCATAGTCATTAAATGTAGTCTGATATATTTCTGGGGTTGTATAATATAACTTTGTACTTAATACACCATTTGCTGAATCTTTTGCTATTTGAGTTAAATCATGGCTAAAGCTATTGACTGATATTGTAAATGTAATATTATCTATGCCGTCTGTGTATCCGCCAGACCCCATCCATGTTTCAATTTTTGTCCAGCCAAAGGAATTTGCTTCTGATGACGACGAACCAAACTGACTACTTGTTCCTTTTGCAAAAGTATTTATCATAACTGGAACAACATTATCTGTTTTAACATATGTTACTATTTTGTAGGCTGCAGCATTATTAGCAGTATTACAAGAATAAACAACTTGACCTGTACCGTCACTTGCTAAATTAAATGAATATGTTTCTAGGTTTGGGTTTGCTAAAGTTCCTGTAACTAAAGAAGTTGCTCCAGAGGTTTTAGATATTACTTCTTTAATCCCAGTACCAGCTACGGTTATATAAGGGGGATTAAAAAGATTTTGATTCCACTCAGCAGTAACAACTGGTTGTAATTCAATAGAACTAGAATCTAAAAAGATACTTTTATCAACATTAGTTAACATTAGATCTCCGTAAATTCTATTTTGATATTAACATAGTCGTATCCAGTTTGAACACCATTAACTATTGGACCTATTCTTCTTTTTGTAACATCATAGGTAAATGTACTCATAAATGCTTCATAAACTTGATTTGTTCCAGAGGATGCGTGTTGAGAGTCTGTATATATTCCATTCGGAAGACCATCTGCTACAGTACCTTCATTTGCAAAAACAAGCTTTACATACACTGGATTTCCATAATTACCTTCATAAAATGCTTTAATCCATGCACCACCATGTGCATGATCTCCATCTTTTGTATTATAGTCAACTAAATTAGAATCTAATGTTGGTAGATCTCCCCAATTTGCAGATATAACAAATTTACGGGCAACAACAAATTTCCTTAAAGTACCATTAGCCATTCTATCTGTTGATTCAATAAGTGTATAAGATATACTGATAGGTTGACGATTATGGTCTGTTAATTTATACCATGAACCGTCTTGTCCAGTTAAAGATACTTGTATTCCTTGTGGAATTGCATATGTCATCTTTTAGCGTCTCCCCACCGTATTCGTAACATTTTTCTTTGCCGTTGCAACTGTAATCTGGTTCATAACATGATCAGCAACTGCTTTTGGATCAGAAGCATTGCTATTTACATTCATGTTAATATTATACACTGTACTTTGAGAAGCTGCATTGACATTTTGGCTTGACATTGATGAAAATCTTGGAGTAGATCCAGAAACGCTAGGCTTAGATAAACCAACGCCAAATCTTTTTGCATTTATAGAATCAAAGAATCCTACGCCATAATGAGAAACTGCATCTGCTTTAATTACATATTCTCCATTTGAAATTCTTGCAAGAATTGAATCTGATGTTCCAGATCCAGGACCTCTCACTCCACCAAAACTTCCAAGGGCATAATTTGATATTAATCCACCATTTGCTTTTGTTGGAAGGCCTGGTGTTGATGGATCAAGCCTGATAACATTCTTATCTTTAGCAGAATAAAAATAATAATCATCTTGACCAGTAACTGGATTAGGCCATTTAAAGTATGTATCTTTAGCCCATCCTAAATCGTATGACAACTGATTTGCAGCAGTTAATCCATTTTTTGTTCCTACGGTACTCTTTGATAATTGACCTGAACTATCATATACCTTACTTCCATAATTTTGTTGCAACTTTTGATAACTTTCAGATTTAGAAGCATCAAGTGGTGCTCCTATAGTTCCTGGAATATTTGCAGTAGTTCCTGGAAGTCCATCTATTTTTCCTCCAACAACAAAAACTTTAAGATTTCCATTTTTATCTAATGCCACTTTAAAACTATTTAATCCAGAATCGGTTAAAAATTTACTTACATCTGGAATAAGGTTTTTACCGTTTGCTGCTGCAGTTGCAAAATCAAGTGCCTGTTTAGCTAACAAGACTCCGCTGTTATCTACTGAAGTTCCAGAACTTGTAGATGATTGATAATTATTTATTTTAAGTTGAGCATCTGCTATAGACTGTTTTAATGAATCTACTTCGGATTGCAAAGCATCTTGTTGTTGAGATGCTCCAAATTGCGATGCATTATAATTTTTTTGTTGTTGTAAACCTGCTGCTTTTAAATAATCTCCTGAAATTTGAGCAAGCTTCATTTGTGAATCTAAATCTTGCTGACTCATCTGATACTGTTGTTGCTTTTGTAATTCTGCGGTTTGCAACTTTAAAGTATTTAATTGATCTTCTTTTACTTTTAATAATTTTTGATCACTATCATATTGTGCAGCCCCAGCTTTACCAAGCGCATTTATTTCTAACTGTTTAGCTTTTGTAATTGCTTGAGCATCTGCTGCTGCAGCAGCTTTTTTAGCAGCATTAAATTTTGCAACTTCTGAATCGTAATTTGCTTGTGCTTTTGCTTTTGCTTCATTTGCTTGATTTTGAAACATTTTTGGAGCATCTTCTATCAAAGCTTTAGTTATATCAGCAGGATTTTTACTATTTAAATTAGTAAATCCAGCAACTGATAATTTAAAAAGTGCAGCTACTTCTCCCATATTTGTTATACCCATGGCAGCCCATTGAGTTACTTGGGAAACTGTGCTTGCTGCAGCTCCTGCATTTTGTAATGCTAATGCTAGAGCATTTACTGAAGAAGCACTCTGACCACTTGCATCCGATAAAGCTTTGATTTTAGCTAATACGGTTTCGATTGGTGTGTTCTGATCAGATATGATATTAGTTGTTGTTAATAAACCATCTGCATATGCTTTTTGAGCTTTACTCATATCTGAGTATTTTGTGGCAGTAATTGCTGAAGCATCACTTGTATCTTTTAATTTATTAAGCCACGTAGTTGTGGCAGTTGTCATATCTTTTGTTCCAGCATTTATTTCTTTTAATGCTGCATTTAAATATTGAGTTTTTCCAGCATATGTCAATAAATCTGTTACCATTTGAGAAACTTGTTTTGGATCCATACCTGCAGCAACTTGTGCTGCAGCAAATGTTTTTACTGTACCTATTATTCCACTTGCAGTGTCATATCCTTTTATTAAATCTCCGACTTGTTTTAATGGATCGTTAGATTGCAATTTATTAATTTCAGCAACATCTTTTGCTGTCTTACTTAATATTTCTGATGATGCTTTTGATGCAGTATTAAAATTATATACAGCTTGTGTAGCAGCAATCATTGTTCCGCCATATGCAGATATAACACTACTGCTTGCTTTAAATGATGATTCTACTTCTGCTTTATGTTGTTTTTCTGCTCTTATTAATGCAGAGACCCCACCAAGTGCCGCTCCGATAGCAGCACCAACCGCTGCTCCTTCTGGACCAATGAACATACCTAAACTTGCTCCAGCAGATGCGTCTGAAGAAATTGCAGAAGCATTACTTCCTTTAGGCAACATGCTTGTTAATGCTTGTCCGCCCATCATAACTGCACTTGAAGCACCAAACTTCAACATGTTCCCCATTTTTCCACCTGGCATTAATTTGCCCATAAATGGAATTTTGCTTGCAATTCTTGAAAGTCTTCCCCCAGTGGTTGCGCCTTCTATTGTTCCTTCTTCTGTGCCTGTAACCGCTGCCATGGCAAGTTCTTGTCCAGCTGCTGTTGCTTGAGGAACTGCACTTAATATTCCAAAATCATAACCTTTTCCAAAATTAAGGCCTAACTGTTCTGCTACTACTGAAGGGGATGCACTCTTTTGAGTTTTTGCAACAGAAATAATGGCTGCTGTAACTAACTTGGATCCTGCTGCTTTAGTTATTTCTGCTTCACTAATTATTCCTTGAGCATATCCTTGTGCAAGTTGTTGACCCAACATTTTGTATTCTTCTGTTTCCGTTTGCTTATTTTTTCTAAGCTCGTTCATTCTTGCTGCTTGACCCTTTAATTCTTCATTTAGCATTTGAGTTTGATTTTGTTGCTCAGCAATTAAAAGATTTTCATATATAGATTGATATTCTTTTGTTTCTTCTTTGCCATGTTGTTTTAATATATTTAGTTTTTGCTGCAATGCTTGTGCGTATGCAGAATTTCCAGCTTTTGATGAAGTTGGGTCAAATTCTCTTTCATTTGCAGCACCCGCAAAATCTTTTTCCCATTGTGCCAATGGTATAGCTTTTCCAACTGATGGTTTTGCATATTTACTTGCTCGTAGTTCTTCTAGCGGTGTTAGTGAGCCACCTGGACCTCTTTGACCAGTATACTCATCTGCATAATAAGCCATTCTTCCATAAGGAGTTAATTCTGTTTTTCCATTTTTATGACTTGAAATAAATGAAGAAGTAGGTTTTGCATTTGGATCTGCTTTCATTCTTTTAATGTCAGTTTCAATTTCAGAAGTTATTTCTCCTAGGAAAGCTTTGTAAACTTTTCTTCCATTTTCTGTTATTGGTTGTCCGCCAGCTTTAAGATTTTTAATTTCTTTTTCTACGTCTGCTTCGCTCATACCACCAGTTAAAAGTTTGTCTTTTGCTAGGTTGAGAAGGTCGTGTGCTTTTTTAATGGTTTCTGGAGTTTGTTGTTCTTTATCAAACATATTTAAGATATTGTTTTCAGCAGAAGTTGATGTTGCTAAATTATTTAAATCCCAAACTTTTTGACCGCCACTTGTTCTTGCAGTATGCTCAATATGTGCAAGATCAAATTGATTATAAGATTTTCTTTGTCCTGCTGTTGGTGGAACTATTCCCGCATCTTTCATTCTTTGATCTGCTACATCAGCAACAGCATCAATAGATTTTTTATCACCGCTTACTGTTGATATAAAGCTTGCAAGGCCTTGTATAGGTGCTGGTGCAGAAGCAGTTTTTCCAGTCTTAGGACCTATGTAAACTGTTTGTCCGTCCTCACCTTCGCCATATGGACCATTTATATTGTGCGGATGTACATGAGTCATATTTCCTTTATGATATCTTGGAATCTTTCCAGTAATTGCTGCACTAAATAATGGCCAATATTTTTTAGTTGTTTCTGCATCTACTACAAGCTCTCCTGGAGCAAGCATTGCTGGATATGTATCAACTTTTCCATTACCTGATCCTGGAACAATTCCACCGCCTGCAAATCCTGGCAATTTCATTTGTTCATAAACTCTTGCACTATTTGCTACATCAGTTAATACTGCTCCAAATCCTGTACCTGCACTTAAAGTACCCACCATTGTTTGTATATTTAATGTTAAATCTTGAATAGCTTTTGCAAGAAGATTTACTGCTTCAACATCTCCTGCAATACCATTTGAAAATAATTGACTTGCATTTTGTGCAGCAATTAATTCAGGAGTTAATAATGTTCCTAGTGTCTTTCCACCTGTTACCAGTTGTTTTAGATTAAAGAAACCTTTAAGTACAAATCCCGCAAAGTTAGCAAATAAACCAGTTAACATAATTATTGGTCCAGATATTGCAACACCAATTGCCAATGCTCCCATAATTGATTTAATTGGTCCTGGCAAACCACTAAATACTTTTCCTATTGCATTTCCAAAATCCATTAACTTTGTTGCTATTTTAACAAGCTCTTGGCCAACTGGATATAATGTTGCTTTAAATGATTCTAGGGCTCTTTGATATTTAGCAGTAGGTGATTCTGTTGCTTGTTTCATTTCTTGATTAGCAAGTGTTGCTAGTTCTCCTGAAGTAGCCCCTGCAATTTTAAGAGCATTTTGTGTTTGTGAACCAATTTTTCCAAAATTTTCAAGAAGTGCAGATACACGTGCAAATTGAAACTTTCCAAACAACTTATCAATTAATTGTTCACGAACAAGAGGTGAAAGATTTTGCAATCCTTTTTGCAATGCAGTAATCATTTGAACTGGATTACCTTGTGTGGTATCTTTTATTGAAGATAAATTAATACCATATTGAAGCCATTCTTTTGATGCTGCTGCAGTAGGAGCAATCATAGATGCAACTGCAGACTTAACTGCGTTAGCGGCTTGTGCTGCTGGAATACCCGCTTCACGCATTGCAACAAGCATAACGGCAGTATCTTTATAAGTACCACCGAGTTGTTGCATAATTGGGCCAACACGAGGAATTGCTTGAGTCATATCTCCGAGTGTCATCGTTGTTTGTTTCTGAATATCTGATAAGAAATTAACTGCATCTGCTAGATTATAAGTACTTACCTTATAAACATTTTGAAGTGCAACAACAGTATTAGTTGCGTCTGCTGTGCTTACAGCACCTAATTTTGAAAGACGCATTGTTTCTGCAGTTGTTGTTAAAAGATCTTGACCTTGACGACCCATAGCTGCAAAGTTAGCTGCTGCTTTAACAGTTTCTGTTTGAGCAATACCCATTGTTCCAGCAATTTGTTTTCCAAGATTTAAAACTTGGCTAGAAATTTGATTTAATTCTGTTTGTGATGGTGGAGTAAGTCCTTCACCATAAAGTCTTTGTAATCTTGTTAATTCTGTATTTACATCTTTAAATGATTGAACAGCTTGCTGACCAAATATCATAAGTGGTACAGACATACCGACAGTTAACTGACGACCAGCCCATTGGGTGTTCTTACCCCAGTTAATTAATTCTTGAGATCCTTTTTTAACAGCAAGTGCATATAAGTTTGCTTCATTTGTTGCAATTTTTGTTGCATTAGCAACCTTATCAATTTGAGTTGGGGTATATACAGAAAGAATTCCTTGTTTAGAAGGATCATTCATTACTATTGAATTTTGAAGTTTTGTTTGCTCTAATGCAAGAGCTTTCATTTGTGTTACTGCTTCAGAATTTTTTTGTTTAATTATATTATAATATTCAGTAAGTTTTAATTTACCAGTTACTAAAGCCTGACCAAACTTGTCTGTTTCTGATGTCATCATTACTGTAGATTGAGTAAATTGACCTGTAGATAGCATTGTTTGTTTAAACGATGCATTTATA